TGTTAGATCAGCGTTCAGACACAGGCCGCATCTACATCGCGTTTGTCGATCACATGAATGAATACAGCCCATTCAACCTCGACACTATCTACAGCTCCAACCTGTGTCTTGAAATCGCCCTGCCGACCCGTGAGTTCGAGCAGTACAACGATGAAAACGGACGCGTGGCTCTGTGTACCCTGGCTTCCTTTAACCTGACGGCGTTCGAAGATCCTACGGAAATGGAAGACGTGGCGTTCGTGTTGGTGTCGGCACTGGACATGCTGTTGGAATATCAGGACTATCCAGCGATCCAGGCTCGTAAGGCTGTTGAAGACTATCGCCCTCTGGGTGTTGGTATCGTGAACGTGGCTCACTTCTTGGCCAAGAACTTCACGGGCTACGGCTCACCAGCTGGTCTTGAGATGTTGGATGCGTGGATGGCACACCTGCACTACTATCTGGTCAAGGCATCCAACCGTCTGGCGATGAAGTTCGGCGCTTGCAAACGTGGAACTATCCATGGTATGGGACAGGTCACCGCCGATCTTCAGCCGCTTCCGCTTGACATCCTGCCAAATGGTAAGAAGCCGGAAGGCATGGCATACGGTCTGGACTGGGATGACCTGAAGGATGACCTGAAGACCTATGGTATCCGCAATGCCACCCTGCTGGCGGTAGCCCCTACCGAAAGCTCCTCACAAGTCCTCAACGCAACGAACGGCATTGAGCCACCGAAGGGCTTGGTAAGCATTAAGGGCAGCAAGGACGGCACGTACAAGCAGGTTGTTCCGGATGTAGAGACCCTTGGACCGCTGTATGACCTCAAGTGGGACCTGGACTGCATCGAGTACCTGAAGACCGCTGCTGTTATCCAGCGCTGGGTTGACCAGTCCATCAGTACCAACACATGGTATGACCCAGAGAAGTACCCTGACGGCAAGATCCCTCGTTCCAAGATGATGCAGGATATCCTGTCCTTCTATATGTGGGGCGGCAAGACTCTGTATTACAACACGAACAAGGACGCCAAGGAAGACGAAGAGCTGAAACAGGCTGAGGAAGTTTGTGACACCTGTGTCGTCTGAGTTGGTCTAAACCTGCTACCGTTATATCATCAGGGGTGAGAGATCACCCCTATTCATCAGGAAAGAAACATGAGCGAACAGAAACAATTCTCCGTATTCGACCCAAGCTCGAACAACACTGGTCTGCCGTTCTTCGGCGACCCAGTCAGCATCCAGCGTTATGATATCGTGGCCTGGCCATTCGTACAGAAGTGGTATGAGAAAGGCCTCAGCCAGTTCTGGCGTCCTGAAGAGGTGGACATCACCAAGGACAAGGCCGACTATGCAACCCTCACACCTGCTGAAAAGCGCATCTATGAGAGCAACCTGAAGCGCCAGACCATGCTGGATTCTATTCAGGGTGCGGCTCCGTTTGAAGCATTTGGTCCATGGGCGTCTACCCCTGAAATGCAGTTCGCCGTACTTGAGTGGACGCGCCAGGAAGCCATCCACTCCCTGTCGTACACCCACATCCTGCGCAACACTGTGAACGATCCTGGCATCGTGTTTGATCACGTGTTGGACGTTGCAGAGATTGTGGATTGCGCCCATCAGATTAGTACTCACTATGACGATATGGTTCGTTACAGTGGCATGCGTATGGCTGGCCGCGCCTTTACTCGTGAAGACATTATGAATGCCAAACGTGCATTCTGGCGTGCTCTATTCGCTGCCAACACGCTGGAAGGCATCCGCTTCTACGTGTCTTTCGCATGCTCTTGGGCGTTCACGCAGTTCCAGAAGAAGATGGAAGGCAATGCTAAAATCATTCGCCAGATCGCACGTGATGAGCAAGATCACCTGATCCTGACCCAGACTCTGCTGAACCGCCTGCCTGGCATGGACCCTGACTTCGAAATCATCCGTGAGGAACTACGTGGTGAGATGACCCAGATGTTCCTGGACGTGGGAAATCAGGAGAAGCAATGGGCTGACTATCTGTTCCAGGACGGCTCTATGCTTGGTCTGAACGCGAAGATCCTACACCATATGGTAGACTGGTTGCTCACCCACCGCATGGGCGCTATCGGACACCCATATCCTGGGGAACCGCGTAAGGAATGCCCAGTGCCATGGATCAACGAATGGCTAAATAATAAGACAATGCAATACGCGTTGCAGGAAGCTGAAGCTCCTGATTATCTGATGGGTGTACTGACTGGTTCAGTATCCGACGGCCTCAAATTCGCTTAAAGGTGAGAAATGATTACGATCTATTCCAAACAAGGTTGCGCTCAGTGTGTTACAGCTGAAAATCTGTGTAAGATGAAAGGGCTGGAACACAAGATCCTCAAGCTGGACAAAGACTACCAGCTGGAAGAACTTCAGCAGTTGACTGGTAAACAGCGCATGTCGATGCCTGTAATCGTCCTCGCTGACCAGACCGTGACCGACGTTACTGGACTCGCCGCCAGCCTCAAACGCTGATCTGTAAAGCCCCTCATTGAGGGGCTTTACTTTTGAAACCCCCTCCCCTATACTTCCCAGTAATTCATTGGCATTCGCCACATAACTGAACAGCAGGAACTATATCATGACAAACAAAGTACTCACCAACCCACTACACAACTTCGGTTATATTCAGCTTCCTCTGGTGATCGACACCCTCTTCCCTGAAGACAAGGAAGCCATCTGCTGGTCACCATCCGCCCTGATTGAACGTGAAATCTTCAAGTCTGTGGTTGATGTTATGTTCCGTATCGGGCGCAATGGACCTCTGGTCTACCTCGGCAAGGCGACCGAGTTGAAGACAAGTCACAACGAACGCTTCCTCCGTATCGATACCACAGGGTGCTCTCAGCAGGACTTCAACGCACTGCGCAATTATGTGCTAGTCAATCGCCCAATCAGCCAGCACCGCCCGTACCTGACATCAATGCATATCGACAACTTCATCACGGATGTGCACCTGCAGGCCGATACGCTCTATGATGACGATCAATGCGTCGCTACCGACACAGTCTTAAATATGGTTGTGATCACTCTCGCGGAGTAAACCATCATGAACTACCCTCTTGACGCGAAGTTTATTCTCCCAAGGAAGGAACTGGACACCTTCCGAGTTCTGCATCAACTCTTGGCCGCCGGAGAAACAATCCCATTATACGAGGGCGGAAAGAAGGTAGGGAAAGGGGTTTCGTGCGCGATCGAAGACAGTGAATACTGGGCATTTGATTTCAATCGCACCGAGAATTTCAAACCAAGGGATTCATCAATGATGATGAGGTTCATGATTGACAAACCAATTGACCTACAGAAGTATGATCTGTTCTTGGACGCGATCCCATACGAATTCAGGGAGGATGGTCTGAAGTACAGATTTGCGTTGTTGGTGTGCTTCAAAATGACTATCGTCCTGAAGCCTATGTTCACACCACCCAACGCAAGTTAATCAGTTCGTTCTCTTCAACCACACGGTGTCTGTTATTGGATCTGGGTTGTTGACCACATAGAATGTGATGGTCACGCCCAAAGAGTGGTAATCCTCTGACAGACTCACCGTGACTTCCTCCACCTCGGCTCGTGGTTCATACAGAGCAATAGCATCTTCAACTTTGTTCTTCACATCCACCTGAATCGTTGGGGTGGTGTTCTCTCCAAGAAGATTATACAGCCCTGCGCCGATCCCAGGATAAGTGGGCCAGTCCCCGACTGAAGACATGACGATATTCCGCACAGATTGCAAGACAGCATAAATCCCAGATTTCATGGTGACATCTTTGGTCACCGGATGCATGCCGAACTTCAGATCGACATCTTTGTACTCTTTCATTTCGCGATCCTCTCAGGATGCCTATAAGGAGCAGAGAGACGTGCTGCCCCTCTGCCACTAAACTATACCAACTTACTCTTCGGTGCCGAAATTACCACCATTGTCTTTTAATTCTGCCTTGATATCAATCTCACCTGGACCCGTAGGGGATGCAGGGGTTGCACCCGACAGAGAAGAAGCGCGACCAGCACCTTCGGCATATATGATGTTGCCATTGATCGTCTGCGCCACAGTCAGTTTGTCGGCAATAATCTCAGTCGCTAGAATCTTAGGAACCTTCAACGTCCCGCCGACCTCCAGAGTCTCACAGATGATGCGCAGAATATTCTGTGCCTGCATCTCAGCCAGGTTACTGAATTTCATCAGCGCTGTACCCGCAACCACGTTGGAGTAGTTGTTGGAATGGAGATGATAGACCTCACCTGTCTTGCGCTGGACTTCGGTTCCTTTGATCGTCAGGTTGTGATCGCCACCAACATAATAGCGCTTGTTGAACATCGTCAGGTCATAGTGGTCTTTGACGGCCTTATTGACCACATCACCGTCTGGCAGCATTTGCTTGTACGACCCAGACATATGCATCCAGTGAAGACGTTCACCACCAGGAGTGTCATCCACTTCCATAATATGCCCAGCGCGGGATGCCATGACGTTGTTGTACGGGTATTTGGAGCCACCCGCAGCCGGAACCATGGTCTCGCCAGTGTTGTCAATATCCTGAACTCGCCCAGTAGGAGCCGGAGTCGGTTGTTCCTTTGGAGTACGATCTGGGATAGGTTCTGACCATTTACCGTTCTGTTGTGTCGGAGCAGCTGCAGCTGTGTTGGCAGGTCCAGGCCAGCGGTAGCCCAAGACTGAGGAACGACTGAAGCGACTGACCTTTACCGAGTCAGACTGGTTGCCACCGATACACCAGACATAGTTGGCATCGAACTTCTGCACGAACGCCACATGACCGAATGTAGGGTTGTTCCCGCGCCGGAAGACTACGATAGCGCCGTATTGGGGTGCTGACAGTGCACTACCCCATGTCAGGTACGAACGGGCAAGAGCGGAGCGCGTAGACGTGTATCCGGCCTGCAACATAACCCAGCCCACGAATGCTGCACACCAGGACACTTCATCTTCAGAAGCACCAAGGGAGGTTGTCTTGTGATATTCTACAATGCGCGGGTTGTTGTTGAACTTTCCGGCGTACTCTTTGACACCGAGTTCACCACGGGCGATGGTCATCCACTTCTCTGGATCATACCCGCCAACAGGCGGTTGTGGATCTGGTTGTGGTTCGTCTTCTTGTTTCACAGGAACGTCAGTGACAGCATTGTACGCCTGACGTTCTACAGATTGAACGACCTGACCAAGCGCCAGCGGGTTAGTGTCAGCGCCGTCAGTCGGGGTTGCTCCAGGCCATGTCCAAGTGATACGCAGATTCTGATAAGCGTCATCCAGGGCGAAGCCCATGACCTCAGTGCCAACGATAATACCCGTCGGAGACCAGCCTAATCCGGCAGAGGAGGCATTGGAGGCAGGCATCATCACCTTTGCCCATGGAAGTTTGTCCGTAGGCAGGAGCACGGGATCTTCGGTATGAACGCCACGGACACGGACAGCAACACGCCCGTTTTCATCTGGATCGTTGACATCTTCAACGGTGCCATAAAACCATCTCATTTTGTCTAACATATTGAGTTCCGGTTGTCAAACAAGGATTTGAAGGTATTTATGCGCAGCGGATTTTGCCTTATATACTATAGGAAGCTCTGCTTCCGTTCAGTTTATTGTCCTTATCGATCTATTCGCTTCGCTCATCAAACCGCCCTATGCAGGCAGCACCATTCCAATGCCATGGAGGCATAAGAGCGAGGCAATAACTGTACACCTCAGACCACTCCTTGAAAAATGGTATTTTACTGACAATCTGATTCAAAACAGACGATCACCAACAAATGGCTCAGGAACATGGTTGTTATAACAATTTCAGGTAAAGAGAGCGCGTGTTAACCTGTTTTACAGTTAAGCCAATAAAAATCCCGCCGAAGCGGGATTACTGTTTCTTAGACAACCTGACCTTGAGGGCTTCGGTTAACAAGTCAAGGTGCCATGGCATCGACTCGTTGATTTCAAATATGCTATAGCCGTGTAACTTCAATTCATCACACATCACGAAGTAGGATAGTAAATCAGTTTCAAACATTAAATGAAAATTTCATTAATGCTATTGAACTCGATCGGGTGGTCTTTACCACATTTCGGACACTTGATCTTGTTCTTGTAGTGGATGCGTGGGATCTTATGGAAGAAGTCCTTCGTGATCTGTTCAATAACATCAGATTCGAGGTTGTCTTTCACCCAATCAACAAACGCTTCTTTCACACGGCGGCGCTCAACAGCTTCATCAGGCGCAATGCCCGCTTCATCAGGGTTCTCAATCCGCCACACCTGTCCGTCATCGTCATACAGACAATCAATGAACGTGGCCAGCATCACCTGAATGCTGTCTGCATCTGAAAGCGCTGAGGCATCCGAGAAGGAAGGTTGGCGCATCTTAAGGTGATAGCCGCCAGGGAGATCAAACACCTCTCTGAAGCCCTCTTTCGCCACGCATTTAACGTTCTGCAAAGGGATCGGTAATGTCAGCTCTTGTTCACACGGAACCATCTTCTTCTGTTGTGTTCCGTCGCCGAGGTCGATGGTTTCTTCAACCTGATTGTTGCACTTGTAACGGATCTTCATCAGTTCGCCGATAGCGATACAACGCATGCGGATGAACACTTCCTCAACAACCCCGATTGGCAGTTTGCTGAAAGGAGCGCCAGCCTCTACACACTCACTAAACAGGCTCTCCATAATGGTGGCGCGTTCAGTGATCGGCGTTTGCGGATCAGACACCTGAAGTAATAAAGTTTGTTGCCCTGCAGTGAAAGCGCGATACTTGATGGTGCTCGGCCAGAAATCACTTTTGAACGTTTTCTCCGTTCTGGGCAATGATGGTAAATTCATAATGTATCTCCACAGTATAGTTGTACAGATATTTATAACGAGGAATGAAAATGCGCGGTTTTTGTTTTAGTGAAATCGGCAAGGAATTGTCTATACAATATCCTGACCCTAACACAGACTTCTTTATTTTCTTGTCCGACTATGCCAAGAAAGAAAATGTCACTCATATCGCAATGAGGCATGACGATTATAAATTCTGTCGCCTTGGTGTCAAGGATCTATTGCGAGCCGGATTGAACGTAATCATTGTCGATCCCAGCTATAGCCCAATAGACGATGAAGAAGTCCTCCCTGTGTTCGTCCATCGAAATATCGATACTCTAGACAAACATTTCCCGGATTGTGTTGTTATTGGGGAGCTGGTCTCTTATTTTCACCATGGGCGAAAGCTAGATCAAATTAAAAGTTATTTTCACGAGGGTGTTGGTCAATATAAGATGAACGCCCTCAGTAGTGGATGGAGGGTGCTGTCTTCAGCAGGCGGTGCCGACTATATTAAGATGCGTGTCTACCAATATGTTGTGGAGCGCGATTATGAACTGGAGAAAAGTAATGCAAAACGAAAAAACCGTTGAACGTGCTCCGATTGAGGAAGTACAGCAACACGTCCTGGACCTGATGAAACACACTGTTTCTAACGCCGAAGGTAAAGTGCCGGATGAGTTCATTGGCGCGTTCGATCAGGTGGCTTTCGATACCGAGGGAGTTCCTTTGATCCAGACCATCGCTGGTATGGTGTTATTCGAACCGACAGCAGTAGAAAACGGTGCGGTCATCTACTCGGCCAACATCGGTGTGGACGGTGAATCCCTTTCGCTGGAAGTCAGCAACATCGCCAAATACCTGATCAAGTGTGGTTATGACCTGCAGGTTGTGTCAGCCCATTACATCGATCCTCAGGGGCAGATCTCCTATGGCGATGAAGCGCGCAAAGTGAAGCGCCATATCGACACCACCGTGATCCTTCAGAACATCCAGCACATGCAGAAGAACCTGGACCATCCAGGTCTGATCCTACCTGAAGGCAAAATCATCACCCGTTAATCCGGCGTAAATAGCCCATACACACATGAAACTTCGTTATGGGCTATTTACATGAAATATTGCGGAATCGACTACTCCTATGGTTGCCCATCCCTGTGCTTCTGGGATGACAAAGACCCTCTTGATTTTGATCATCTGCGCTTCTACGCATACTACACTGTGGAGAAGTACTGCACTCAGATTCGCCAGAACATCCTCATCATGAAGCAGCCGAAGTGGGACACTCCTGAGGAGCGCTTCTACAACATCTGTAAATGGGCTGAGGCCGTCCTGTTGACTGAGAAGCCGGATGCCATCACCCTTGAAGGGTATGCCATGGGCAACTCCAAGAACTCCAACAACATCTGTCAGACAGCGGAGAATACTTCCCTGTTGAAGCAGGTGCTGCGTCGTCACGGTTTCGACTTCCAGATCGTGTCACCGTCCCATGTGAAGAAGATGTTCACAGACAAAGGCAACGCTGATAAACTCGCCATGATCGCCCACTTCGAAGCCCTGTTCAATGTTAATATGCGCGGTATAATGGATATGTTGGAAGTTAAGGATCCCAAGCCGATCGATGACCTTGTAGATGGGTTCGCGATCATGACTTGTGGTTCCTACTTCATTGAGAATAATCCAGACTTCAACAGAGGTGTATGATGGTCGATTACTGGTTGTTGGCGAACTTCCTGACGTTCGCTTTGTTGTTAGTGGTTGTGTTGGTCTGGGTGAAGTCATTCTTCACTCTGATTCACGCGTATGTGTATCAGATCAACTTCTATACACTGTCGCCATATCGTGACACGAACGTCCGTGCTGATCAACAGGCCGAGGCCATACTCTCGTATCAGTTCATCCATATGCGTGACAAAATGATTAAGCGCGTTGTGTTTTCTACAGTGGCGTTGCTGGTTATCATTATGGTTCGTTTCGTACTGACAACTGTGGGGGTGTTCCATGCCGTTGTATGATTATCAATGTCAGGGGTGTGGTGATACCAAAACTCTGCGGAAATCCATCGCCGATCGCCATGAACCAGAGTCCAACCCATGCGTAGAGTGTGGATCGGAAGTGAAGATGGTCATCTATGCCCCGAAGATTGTTTCTGGGGTTAAGGGACCACAGTCTGCGCCGGACTCCTTCAAGGACGTTCTGCGCACGATCAAGAAGAGTTCTGGCAAGGGGAACACGATCGATGTCTGATGATAAATCACCAGCACAGGTGCTGACAGCAGACTCCTTCTCAGAAGCCGTGTTGCTCCGCGCCGCCCGTACCAGGGAAACTATCCTTGAGACCCTCGTGGCTGTCTGTGAAGAAAACGACATAGACGAAACAAAGGTCAGAAAAATGATCACAGCACCTCTTCTGTCCCGACTGACAGCTGAGTGCTCCGATGCACGTTTGATCAAAGACGTGCTGAAGTCGAAGAAATTAGTGTAGGTGTAATATGAGCAAAGAATCAATTTACAGCGCAATGAAAGCTGCGGAATTCCTCCCAGGCTCTATGCGCTGGCGTGTGGGTAGCATCAACGAGAACGCCGATCAGACGGATCGTATTCGCTACGTCACCCCTGATGGTCGCTCATACGTTGTTGAGTACCACACCCACGACGAAGGCGAGAAGACGTTTTCGGACGTGTTCGACATTATTGAAATTGACCCAGCGAATCAAGTGCTTAAAGGTTAATTCAATGTAGTAACGGGGTATAATTACCCCGCTGTAAATTAATTGACAATACATGTGACAGAATAGCCCTGAGGGGCGGAAACAGAGGAATCAACAAAATGGGTAATTTATTCGACCGTCTGAAGCAGTCCCGTGGTCAGCAGACCGATGCAATGCAAGCGCGTCTGGCTCAGCAAGGTCAAAAGTCCGGCTTCCAGAAGGATCCTCGCATCTGGAAATGGACTTGGAACAAAGATGGTATCTCCCAGAACACAATCCGCTTCCTGCC